ACGTTAGGTTTACAGGCGGTTCTAGTCTCCATTGCGTTGGTGCTGATGGCGGTTTAAAGTCACAAGCCACTGACCTGTTTATCCTGGACAACTCGGCATCCGCTAAAGTTTGGGCATTAGTTCAATCGGTCGAAGCTGTCGGCGGTTTTGGTATGTATTTTGACACTCATCTTGGCGGCGAGAAACAGACGCTAATTCATATTGATACCCGCGATGAACGCCTGTTGTGGATGTGCCCAGATGAGCCAAAGCGGCGTTACGTCTATTACAATAATAACCCGGTTTACTTCCTTAACCTGCTGTCGAAAGAGCTGGCCAAGCTATGAGCGACCGATTTAATACTGCGCTTGAGCCGCTTTGGTTGTTCCTGGAAAAGGGCATGATTGTTCGCCGTGGTGTCCTTTTTGTCGCTATTTGGATGACGTTAGACTCATATGCATGGGCCAAGATCTACGCGTACAATCCAGATCCAGACCCGTTGATCTATGCTGCTCTGCTGGGTGTGCCGTCGGCGTTGCTGGCCGCTGCGCTGAAATTCTATAATGACGGACGTCAGGTGGTGGAGAAATGATTGCAGAGCTGAGTTCAATCCTGGCATCTAGTGCAGCTGGTTCATTGATTGGTGGTGTGTTTAGTTGGTTGAATCGCAAAGAGGAAGCGAAAGAGCGGGCAAGCGAGCGTGAATTCAAGATAGCGATGATTGGCGCTAATGCTAACGCCGCTGAAATGGCATCTGAGGCGCGAGCTTTTGAGGAGTCACAGAAAACTGTCGGCAGTATTGGCAGTGCTATTAAAAGCGCAGTAAGGCCAATTATAACCGCTGTTCTGTTGTACCAGACTTACATGATACTAACGGGCCTTGAGACAATTGTAGGCGGCATTGAAGCGCTTGGCGATGGCGAAGCCCTGCAACTTTACCGCGATATTGTGTTAAATATTATATCTCTGACTGCGACTTCCGTGTCGTGGTGGTTCGGTGCTCGTCCTAGCAACCGGGGTAAATAACTAACGCCATGCCCTAGTGCTCAACTGGTCGGTTTTCTTTTCCCGTAGGTTTTCTACCAGTAATGAATTGTCGATATGCTCGCGAGTGTTTACGCACCGCGAGCTGCGCGTATGTCGTTTCGTTCCGCCGCAGAGCTCACAGATCTTACCATCGAAAAACTTCAAGCCTTGCTCTAAAGCATCTGCACGCGCGTATAATTTTTCGGCGTCTGAGCGCAAGTCGGCCGGTGTTACTTTTGCGTAGTTCATTTCGTTATTTTCCATAGTGAGTTTAATTTAGAGTGATCAGGGCGACCCAGCTCGCTGCGCGCAGTAACCTGCCTGTATTTTTCTTCGCAAGGCTGACAGCTTAAATGGCGTTTGCCGCTTTTGTGATTCAAGTAAAGCGGTGCGGCAACTATTTTGCCGCAGCTATAGCATGGTTTTTTGTATGGTAGTGTTCTAGCCATTAGAGCGCACCAGTCGAGCCGAAACCACCGGCGCCACGATCAGTGTCGTCTAGGTCTGCAACTTCCAACGATTCAAGCATTACGGGCACGACTACAAGCTGCGCAATCCGCTCGCCTGGCTCGACTCTAAACGGCACAATATCGGTGCTATGGACTGTTAGCACTACGCGGATTTCACCACGGTAGTCTGAGTCGATAACGCCTGCCATAGTATCTACGCCTCTGCGCACGGCAAGGCCGCTCCGGGGCTTTATAAGGCCGACAAATCCTTCAGGGATAGCAACAGCAATGCCGGTGCTAATCACTACCACCTGGCCGAAATGGACGCGGGCAAGGTCATGGTCAGAATATATATCGAACCCGGCGGCACCCCCGGTTTGCCTTTCTGGAACTACTGCTGTTTCTGTTAGTCGTTTGAATTTGATCATTAGGCTAAACCTTTAATAAGACTTGAGGGAATATGGTTTCAATGTTCGCCAGCACTGCTAGCAGAACAACTACAGTCGTGTAAATTACTAACGCGCTATAAAGTGCCCAATACCATTTCATCTGTTCGACATAAATGCAAAAAGAAACTTGAACACAAAACATCATTACTGACAGCGTGATCATAATTTGTAAAATTGTCATAATAGTTCCCCTTAAATTTCAGTTGATGGCTGGTTTTTAGAGTATTTGTCTAATGACCAATGCGCGCTTTTCGTAACCATGTTTAAAAGCTCTGGCGGGATGTGCCCGCCCTCCATAAATTCAATGGTATCTAACAACGCTTTGATCGTTTCGCGATACTCTGCGATTTCTTGTGCCGTGGTGTTAGTAGTCATTCAGCGTGACCTCTTCGTTATACTGCATGTAATGATCTAGACAAACATAAGCATTGACATAAGTTTCGGCGATCTCATTGAAATCAATGTCGTCGCGCTCGCGCATCATAAACGCATAATAAACATCATAGCTGTCTGTAATCATTTCAAAGATCCAGCTGATGATTGGGTCCGCGCCGAATATTTTAAAATTAGTGACGGCTGAGTCAAATTTATCATAGTCAAAAGCTGCTAAATATTTAGCAAGATCTGGCACAACACTATATTCCACCCAATGGGTGTACGCGTCATCCAAGTCTTCATCGTATGCCTCTTGGTTTAGCATGTTGCGCAAATCAATTTCTGGTGTGCTCATTTTGTCATCCCCATCTTTGCGAGTCGTCGCGCTATATACGCCTCTTTGATTAATGCCTCGACAGTCTTGTTTAGACTGAGGCCAGTCGCCAAGCTTTCTTCAATTGCCATTTGATGAATAGCATCTTGTATGCGATAACCACGGTTTTTAATAAGTGTTGCCATTATATTATTCCTAAAAAATACAGTATGAACGGGCCGAATAGCAGCCCTGCTATCAACGCGCCGCCAAGTAGGGTTTTCATATCCAGCCCATTGCGTAAACATAGATCGGGCTCATAAGAGTGATGCCAAGAAGGATGCAGCCGATACTTTCAATTATTGTTTTCATGGTGTTTCTCCGTTTTTTATAGAGTGTCTTCAGTTTGTAATTGTTGCGCGAACTGATCGATTGAGTACATTACCGACCGATATAATTCATCGCCGGGGGTTACTGGAACACCATCAATATCCAGCAACGCGCCATCAGAATGAATCCCGAACATATCTTGGTCGTCATCTACGACCATTGTGAACCATGTCACAATGCCGTCGCTGCCGTTATCATCTATTGAGTAATGCTCTATGTTTGAAATAATCATGTTGTGTGCTCCGTTTGTTTGTTTGCGTTGTGTTTCAATAAGGTAATATTAAGCCATGCAGGCTAAGGGTGCAAGCACTGCAAGCACCTTTAATATACCAATTAGCTATATCAAACGGAGTTTTTATTACTATAGTATTCTTTGGCGAGGCGTTCGACATCGGGCAGGATCACTAGTGGTACACGTTGAAGCATGGCGGCCCTAGCGGCCCTGTCGCGGCCTCTGGCAACTTGGGAGCCTAGTTGTATACATGCTATTTGAACATGCTTTAGGATTAGTTCACGCCAGTCTGGCGGCACTTCCTCCAGGGTTGACCGGCCATAAATAACGTCATCGGCGTAGTGTCTAGGCCTTTTGCCAGTCGGCGATTGCATCTACAACTCCCTTCCATCCCAGCGCGATACAGACAAACGCGCCAGCGTCTTGGCAGTTGTTAAGAAACGCGATCTGTTCGGGTGATATTTTGGATTTGGTGTGGTCCATTCTTTTCAGCTCGCACACAAACGGCGGTGAGCCGATGATTATAATGTCAGCAGCGCCGGTGGTCATGCCTTCGGCCTTATGGCGCATAACCTGGCCCGGCGTTCGCTTTCCTTCATTGCGTGGGTGCAGGGCTATTGCGCGGAGCTTTGGTGATAGCTGATTAAATAGCGTGATCTGTTCAGCAGATTCGGGCGAGCATGGCCCTCTGTATTTAATGTCGCCGTAAACTTTAATTGATTTCGGAAATTTCATCTAATGCCTCATTGTGTCCATAGATTTTATAGAAACCTTTTTCTTTCATCTTTTTTAACGTTAGCGTTTTTGGCATTACGCCATAGTTCGGAAGCGATGATAAAAAAACTTCAATTGATGGCGCAATTCTACCACTAAAAACGGCAGTGGATAGCGACTCCCATTCGTCCACTTTCTCCGGCATATACCAAATAGAAAATGATCTATACTCGGTGGTGTAATCGACCTTTAATGTTTGGTTTCCGCTTTTGCTTATCCATTCTTGGCAGTGCCAGCTCAAAACCTTGTCGGTGCTTTTCGCGTATGGGTCTGATTTTAGCTTTCTAAATTCCATGACCAGCTTTTCGTTCGGGTCGATCAATTCGCCTTTACACTTTTCACAATAGCGCGCCGCAATATCGTTCGCGTGTTGGCATTTCTCGCACTCTTTAGATGCCCACCGATGTTCGCACCTGGCATATGTTCCCGCGGCTAAAAATTCACCGTGGCAGCGCCTCCCAAAATGGGAGGGTATTTCTAGTTTCACGCCTGCCAGGTCGGCAAAGTAGCCATCTTTCGTTATATGGAATTGATCAGGATTTGGGCGGCCTGAAAATTCGTTTATATAATTACAGTCGGGGCATTCAACATCGGCACCGCCTACCACCTTTGTGGATTTATACGCTTTGATATTCGGATTAAATACATCGCCATCGGGGCAGTGCCGTTCGATGTTTTCCGCGTAGTCCAGCACTAGGCAATCTTGTTTGCCGGGATCGATGCGCAACCCGCGCCCTATAATCTGTTGCATTAGTCCGACCGATTCGGTGGCGCGCAAGATGGCAATTACATCGACGTGGCTTGCATCGAAGCCGGTGGTCAGCACGGAAACGTTGACCAGGTATTTTATCTGTCGGGCTTTGAAAGCTTTTAGTATTTGTTCGCGTTCAGCTTTTGGCGTTTCGCCTGTCACCAAGGCACTGTTACCGCGTGGCAGGCTTTGCATGACTTCTTTGGCGTGGGGTACGGTTGCTGCAAATATCATTACACCTTTGCGGACAGCAGACAGCTCAACCACCTCGGCAATGATAGCGGCTGTTTTCCGGCCTTCACCTTCGAAAGCCTTTTCAACCTGGCGGGCATCAAATTTGCCCATGCTGTTCAATTCCAAGCCGGTGGTGTCATATCCATTATGGCGCTCTGTTGTCGGCGGCGTTAGATAGCCTTGATCGATTAATTCTTTCGCGCCTATCTTGAACACCAGCTTTTTAAAGTATGGTTCTACTGTTTCGTGCTCTGAGATTGCCCTATCGTTTTCATCGAGTTGATATATATAGCCACTGCCTAGCCGGTATGGTGTGGCAGACAATCCCAGCACGCGCAGCTGAGGGTTCTTTGCGCGCAGATCGTCAATGATAGATTTTATCGTGGGTGTGATGCCGTGGGCCTCATCGACGATAACAGCTGCAAAGTTTTTAAACCGTTCCAAGCTGTTTTTAACGGTGCCAGGCGTGCCGAATACGACATAGTGCTCTAAGCTCTTTTGCCCGGTTGAGGCACTGTACAGGCTTGCCATGCCACCGGCGGCAATGTATTTACCGTGGTTCTGTTCGACCAGCTCTTTAGATGGTGCCAAACAAAGCACCCGTTTTTTGCTGGTTTCGTGAATCCATTGCGCAAGATCTGCGATGATGTGCGACTTTCCCGCACCCGTTGCAGCATCGATGATGCAGGGGTCATAGCATTTAGAAAGAAAAGCCTTCGCGGCATCCACCGCATTCTGTTGATATGGTCTTAACATTTTCTGCCCCAGTTTTCGCCTGCGCGGATTCTGCACGCTTGCGCTTTGCTGATTTTAAAATAGTATGCCAGCTCTGCCAAAGTGCATTTGTGTTGCAATCGGCGGAACGAGCGAAGCGCGCCGGGTGTCATTACGCGCGGGTTATTTCTCATCTAAGCCACAGCTGCCAGGTACTGGTCGTGGAATGCTTTAAGCTTGGGCAGTGTCTTGTCAATATATTGCTGACTGAAAAAAACCATTTCGGTGTCAAATTTAAACCGGTTCCATTGGATAAAATAAGCTGTCGTGCGTTCGCTGCAAAACATTTCATATTGAACCTGGGCATAATAATGGGGCAGGTGTGCCAAGCTTTTAAATTCCGGGTCGGGATTTTCACGAAAACCAAACGGGCATTTAATTTCGGCAATGGCATCTGCGCCAATCAATCCATCGGGTGAAGCGCCGAGCCAATCGTATTCCGGGTGGACTATAAACCCGCACTCTTTAATAGTAATGCCTGTTTCAAGCTCGAAATCGAATACGGCGTTTTCCTCGTTCCGGCTTCCGTATTCGGTGGCGACGTTGCCGGTGAAAGTGGACTGACCGAGTATAGAGCGCATGGCATCTTTGGTGCTAGACCAAGGATTAACGCCAAGGATTGCACCAATCTGCGAGCCAGTGACCCGGCCTTTGCGGGCGTCAAACCATTCTTGGGAAAGCTGTTCCATTGTTTTTACCTCGAAAAAAAAGGCCCCGTAGGGCCAGTGTTATCAGAAGGGAATATCTTCGGCAGCTACTGGCGCAGCTGGTGCGGAGTTGACCGGCGATACTGCCATGACCCAGTTACCGCTCTTATCGTCAATTTCCCATAGGCCCAGCTTAATAGCCATCGGCTTATTAGATAGCGCGGAGCTGAGCTGGCTATCACCGGGTTCAGTGCCGTTGCGCATTAGATCGCCACCGGCATTGGCATCGATAGCAGCGAGCATCTTTAAGGCTCTGTCCCGTTTGGTTTTATCCTGCTCTTTTACGCGGATCTTATGGAATATTTTGCGGCCCTTATGTTCGCCGTCGAGCACTACCCAGCGAGCCGAGACAAACGAGTCGCCCTGGTATTCATCCCATTTGATTTCGTCAATTGCCGCCACTACCTGAGTATTAGCCGGGATAGGCTTAATTTGAACATTGCTGTCAAATGAAGTTGCGGCTGATACTGTTTTTCCGTCTGAAAGATCGAAGAATGACATAATTATTTACCTTCTTTGTTATAAGTGGCTAAAGCCGGGATGTATTGTGCTAATGGGTTTTCGTTTTTCGGGACGAATATATTATCAGTGATGCCATATCGGTTTTTGCTGACGTTTGACGCCGTGGCATATGTTACTAGCAACCTAGAGCCGTCTGACGTTGCTTTTTTCTTGTCGCCGTCGCCGCTGGTGTACGTTTGCAGCTTTAGAAACCCAACCATGTCCACGTCATCAACGTATGGTGCTACTGAGCGTTTGCCGAGGCGCAGGTTGTATCGAGTGTAGGGATCCATATCTGGCAGTTCGATTGTCTCGGTATCGGCATGGGCGATGTATACGATAGCAATGTTTTTGTCGGCATTGATTTTGGACATTAGTTTGCCGACTCGGTGGTGGAGTGTGGCTACTGCGCCAAGGCCTGCGCCATATCCGCCTAAAGCCTGGTTGATTGATTTCGGCTTCTTAGGGTCGCTGTCGATAACGTTCTGCATAAAGATACGTTCGAGCGCTGTTACGCTGTCGATGATGATCGTTTTGTATTTGTGCTCCTCTTTATAGAGTGCCGTCATCTGTTCGATTAGCTGTTCCAGTGATGTTACCACGGGCAGCGCGTCGGGCCGTATGGCAGCCGGCACACCCTGAAGGCCATCTTCGGCGCGTATCACTATAGGTTTTGGGAATGTCGCCGCCAGGGACGTTTTACCGAGCCCTGAGTCACCGCATATGGTGACTATCGGCATCCGGTCGGCTGGTTTCGTTGCTTGCTTTAATATTGACATTGGTTTTTCTCTCTTTCCTAATTGAGATTGCATCTTAGGCCATCTGGTGTTATCTTGTCAACACTTCTTATCAACACTTGGATACAAACATGAAAACAGCAGACGCAATAGAGTTCTTCGGTGGCATTAAAGAGCTGGCAAAGGTTTTGGAAATATGGCCGCACAATATAAGCAGATGGGGCGAGAAGGTTCCGCCATCGCGGGCATATGAGCTGGAGGTAAAGAGTAATGGCAAACTTAAAGCTAAATAAAATAAAAAACCAATTCAACGGAGCAACATAAAATGAACCAATTCGACTATCTCGACGCAGGCTTTCGCATTTTCGGCCTCCATGGCGTTGACGATAAAGGCAATTGCGAATGCGGCAACCCGCACTGTAAGGCTATTCTAAAGCACCCTAGAACATCGGCTTGGCAACATACGCCGAATTGGTCAGACGAGCAGCTCGACACGATGGAAATGATGGGCCAGTTTAATACCGGGTTCGGCGTTCTAGTTGACGAGCATATCGTTATCGACATAGACCCGCGAAATGGCGGCAGCGAGGCATATGCGAAGCTCTGCGAAGACTTAGACCTCGACTTTAAAGCATTGTCCGGGTTTGTAGTTGCAACCGGCGGAGGTGGTTGGCATATCTATTTCAAGAAGCCGTTAGCCTTGGCACTAGCTGGGCACCATGTTGACTATGAGGGCATCGACTTTAAATCATCTGGCTACGTTGTCGGCTGCGGATCGCTTCACAAGAGCTGGTCACTATACGAAGCCGAGAAAGGACACCCTGACGACATTGCAGAAGCACCAGCTGAACTATTAGCGCTACTCGAAAAGCCGGAGCATATACGGGCGGAATTTCGCGGGCAGCAAGTTGACCTTTCTGCCGATGATCTGGGCGCTATGCTTCAATGTATCGATGCCAATTGCAGCTACGAGCAGTGGATTAAGATTGGTATGGCGCTACACCATGCGACCACCGGCACGGGCTGCGCGATCTGGGATACATGGAGCGCAACCGGCGAGGATTACGCTGGCAGCGAAAAGATCGGTCAGCATTGGCATTCGTTCGGCAAATCCGCGTCACTGGTAACAGTCGGGACGTTGGTTCATTTCGCGGAGCAGGGCGGTTATCAATCAACCGTTACTTTCGAAACTGAGCTAGTGTACGACGAACCATTGAGCGACGATAATATTGATCTACTGCGCCCGCCAGGCTTTGTTGGCAAATTGGTGGAATGGATCAACGGGCAGTGCCGGTTTCCACGCGAGCGCTTAGCAGTAGCAGCGGCGCTATCGGCAATGGGCAACATTTCCGGGCTGCGCTATGAAGATAAGGTTTACGGCGTTACTACTAACCAGTTCATCTTTTGCGTGGCAGGCTCTGCAACCGGCAAAGAAGCGATACAGCAAGCTCAGGCCGAAATCCACAAAGCGGCAGGGATAGCACCCGCAACCCACGGCGCGATCAAATCCGAGCAAGAGATTATCCGCAACTTAATCGACCACCAGGCAGCGTGTTATATCATCGACGAAATGGGCCTAGTTCTGCAAAAGATAGACAATGCCAGAAAGCGTGGCGGTGCGGCATACTTGGAGGGCGTGATTGGCGCATTAATGTCGGCATACTCAAAAGCTAATTCGTTTATGCCATTGGGCGGCGATGTGCGCAAAGAGATAAAGATGCAGCTCGCTAAAGAGTTGGGCCAGCTAAAGAAGCGCCAGGCAGACGGTGCCGATGTTGAGGCGGACATTGCATCCATTGAGCGGCAGCTGTCGACGCTTGATAGCGGCTTAGAGCGTCCTTTTCTTTCATTGATAGGGTACACAACCCCAGTGACGTTTAACGGTCTGGTGGACTATGAGCAGAGCGCAAACGGCTTCTTTGGTCGGTCCCTGATAATCCAGGAGAAAGAAACCAATCCGAAAGCCAAGAAACGGTTTAAGACTCTGCCAATGGATATGACTATGTCGATGACCCTGGCATCTATTTACAACGGCGGATCGGTTGCAGCAACTGGAAAACAACGGGTCGAGCATTTATCCGACCGAGTGGAAATACCAACAGAAGCGGCGGCATTGGACTTACTGGATACCATCGAAGACGAGTTCCACGCCATGGCTGAGAAATCCAAAGAGGCAACGCTTGAGGCAATCCCACGGCGGGCTTTTGAGCTTGTTTTGAAAGTCAGCTTGGTGTTGGCCATTGATGACGGTTTTAGATCGGTAGAGCACGTTCGGTGGGCTTATGCGTTCGTCAAAGCGGACATTCAAGCCAAAGTTAATCTGGCAGCGGGCAATATGGCAGCAGATGATCGGCGGCACGATGAAGCCTTACATCGTAAAATATTGAATATCTTGGACCATGACGGGTTGGGCGAGTCTATTGGCGTTATCGCAAACCGGTGCCGACCAGCGAAAAAACAGGATGTTTTAACATCGCTGGAAATATTGATTGAGAAAGGTTTTGTGAAAAAGGACCATATCACCGCTTCAAATAATAAAGTAACTGAAAAGTATTTCCTAGTTTAGTAATAGCTAAAACCATGAGGGCCGCATGTAGCGGCCTTTTTAATGCCTATTGTAACTAGATAGCATATATAGTATTATTGCTATTCAACTAACTAATGAAGGAAATACAGATGAAAACCAAAGACATTGAAGTTTACTGCGAAGATTATGCAAAATACCTTAAAATGTTTACAAGCATTGGGCTCCCAATAAAGAAAGCAAAAGAAGCTGCTAGTAATTTATTATTAACGGAGCATGGAGTGACAATAGATGAAGTCTATAATGAGGTTGGAGTGACTGACAGTGCAAGCATTGAAGGCAGAGAAGCACTGGCTTTTCGCCGCATCGAAAGCCTTCCTTCAAAAATATTAAAACTATTAGATTATGACGGCCCTGGCGTCCCTGCTGGGATTATTTCCAACCGATGTAGGCCAGCCTTAAAAAAAGATGTTTTGGCGTCTATTGAAATATTAATTGAAAAAGGCTCTGCCAGAAAAGAACAAATGATTGCTTCTAATAATAGAATCACTGAAAAGTATTTCTTGGCATAATACTTGTATATCGATTGTAGCGCAGCGGCGCTACACTACAATTTTGCAATAATGGCCGCCTAGAGTGGCTTTTTTTATGTCTCCATTTCCAATGTAGGCAATGTAGGGAGCCAATATAGGGCAGTGAAGGCTCTGGAATGGGGTTATAAATCAATGTAGTCAAAAAAGGTACATAGCCTAAGAGAATTAAAAATAAATAACCATTATAGAGATATAGTTATTTTAGTCTAAGTGGTTTTGAAGCTATTTAAAATATAAGTATAACTATAATGACTATATAGCTATAACACTCTGAGAGGCCCATTCTACCGCGTTTCCAATGTAGGCCAATGTAGGCCAATGTAGCGAGCACTGTAATTAGTGCTTGCACTCCTTGCCCTAGTGCCTTACTATTCCCTTATCGAAACAAAACAAACAACGGAGAAAACAAGATGACCAAATTAACTAAGAAATCAGCATTGTGGATATTCAAGGCAGAATCTTTAAACGTAGGCGAAGCCCGCCGACAGGATTGGAGCTACTTCACAAGCACGCTGCTGAAATCTGGCAACATCACTGAAAAGCAGTATTTTACATGGTCTAACCCTTTCTAATACTAAAAAGGCCCTTCGGGGCCAGGAGCACAAACAATGAATAAACTAATCGACGACATCACCGGCTATACGTTCACCTACCAGGTGGCAAAGACTGACCCTAGCCTTTCTATTGCTATTGCCAGAAAGTTCAACCACGGGCTTTCCAGGCTGCCTCACACGCAAGCTAACGCCATATTTAAACAGATACTCGGGTTTGATGTTCATTCGGTGGTGTTAGAGCAATGAAAAGCCCATGCGACAAGACCTGCAAAATATCAAACGGCGTCTGCAATGGTTGCGGGCGAACCCTAAATGATATAAAACTATGGGGTAACGCAACCGAACTGGAAAAGCGGGCCATTATTATACGGGCCGGTGGAGGTAATAACATGGAACGACAAATAGAATTGATGCGCTTGGCCAACAAATCAGTGTTCACTATCGCCCGCGAGTTGAATATAGGTGAAGATGAGGTGTTGGCAGTCATAGCAGGGCTGAAAATGCCACTACCACGGTCTAAGTCGACGAGCGAATCGGCTGCGATAGCGTGTAAGAAGCGCAGGGCCATTGAGGCGCATCATAACGCTAAGATTGATCAAGATGGGCACGATCCGCTTGATGATCTTTTGGACTACTAAAAAAGCGTTTTGATATAGCCAATTGGTATAAGCATTAATGCGATAGTGCTAGCACTATGATGCTAGGTGCCCTATTATTACTACATCGAAACGAAACAACAAACCAACGGAGAAACAACATGAGTAACCAAAACGCAATTAACCTAGCCGCCGAAATGAATGTAAGCCTTGCCGACCTAATGGCATTAGTAACAGCAACAGTAAACAGCATTGAACATGACAAAGTAGCAGTTAAGCAAGTTAGCAGAGACCTGGTTGAAGCTTACATCCCGGTGGCTGTTATGTATTTAGCCAGCTTAAAAGCCGAAATTATGACCAACGAAGCAGCACACAATCAATTTTGCCTTGATGTATTCAGCCAGCTTAAAAGCCGATAATAACCCAGGCCCTTCGGGGCCAACAACGGAGCAAGCAACAATGATAGGCACAACACTAGATAGATTCTGGACATACTTGGAAAGCAAAGACCTTGCGCACGTATATAACGCGGCTTTTGGGTCGGGAGCAGCACGACAGGCTTTCTTTTTAGACGTGGATTCGACCGAGTGGCTTAACAGCATGCCGTGCGGGCGATTGACGGGCGCTGAAGTGATGCAGATGAAAGAGGCGCGAGACGGCTGGGCAAGCCCTGTGGTTGCTGCTGACAACGTGAACCACCCTGCGCACTACACTTCACACCCCAGCGGCGTGGAAGTGATACAGATCACAGAGCACATGGGCTTCTGCCTTGGCAATGCTGTGAAATACATTATGAGGTGTGACGAGAAGGGCGCTGCGGTTGAAGATCTGAAAAAAGCGGTGTGGTATTTAGAGAGGGAGATTGCGAAACGGGAGCAAAAAGACTAACATTGTCATTCCGTTTTTTGTACTCCCTTTGCCCTGATGCGTTCGGGGCTTTTTTTTGCCCGGCGTTTGGTGGTAGACTCGCACTGTTTAACCGCTGAGTAGGTGATACCTCTGCGACCGGTCAACGCTAAACCGGAGCCTGGCCTGGATTGGCATAAAGATACAGCAATTGAAATTAAAGGCGTGGAGGATA